GGATTGACCATCCTTGAGAGTTGCTCAGCCATGAGTATCGAATTTCTCTCCGGACCGGCTGTCACCTTCGGGTCCTTGGACTACACAAGTCCAAGGGTCCAAGCTGCAATCGGGGCTGTGGGTTTGAAGGAGCGGACTACCTTCGGGGGTCAAATTGTAACTGCGCTCAAAATGGCCTGGTGGATCGTGTGCCTACCAGTGACAGTGCCAGCTATGCTGGTAGTCAAAGTGTACACATTGATGGCTCTGATGATGCAAAGAGTCGTCCGACGCCTTAGCCTCTGCGTTAATGTCGTCAGGGAGTGGTGCGGGGAGTGGATTGGCGTGGGGAGGGTCATGATGAACAAGAGGATGCGGGTTTGTGTGGGTCTGTCATATATCGCGGCCTACACTTTTCTCGACATCTTTGGAATCATCCTGCTCACTCTTGCCTTTCTAGGTTTTGTCTCCTGTTGGTTACCTACCGACGTCAAGTACTATATTGTACTTCTGAATCGGTTGAGTGCAGCATGGGAGCAAGCCCTCGATGCCAAGGATCTGCCAGAGGACATGTCGGGGGTCAGAGTGTCACCCAAGAAGCGCAGCAAGTTTGCGTGCAAGCTCGCCATTAGGGCAATTTCCAAGGTAGGGTTGTTGAGACCTACCGAGGCCAACGCCAAGGTTTACCAGAAGGTCATCTTAGATGACATGAAGGTCTTGAACGTTAGGTTTGCCCACAGGGTTGAGGTTCTACCATTAGCAATTGCCGCGTGTCTTGAGAGACCAGCTGAGGTCCGCAAAGTCGAGGAGTGCATCAAGTGGCTCCTCGAGGACGCTAAGGGTCACTAGGGGTGCCTTGTGCGCCGAGAGGGAGTGGACACCGCCATCGATAGGAGGGAATTTAAACTCTCTTCTGTCGAAGGCGTTGGCCGCTCCGAGGTTCTCTCGGTTACCACAGGGTACACTGGGAAAGGGAATAGAACTTGGTACTCGTTCAATTCCCCAGTCTCAACATATGAGTATCTTGTCCACAACGCCAGTCTGGTTAACGTGACTCGAGGCTTGGTCGAGCGCGTTTTCTGCGTTATGGACAAAGCGGGGAAATTAGTGCGCCCCCCGAGACCGCGTGCCGGCGCTTTCCAGAGGAAACTGGGGGAAGTTGGTCAACAGCTGAGTTCTATTGTAGGGTACTGCCACCATTGGACACGTGACGAATTCGTTGCGTCATACAATGGTCCGCGAAGGGCCTCATACGAAAGAGCTGCAGCGACCTTGGATTCCCAACCTTTGACAGTATTGGACAGTTATCTATCTACATTTGTCAAGGCTGAGAAGATCAACTCCACCACCAAGCCCGACCCACCTCCTCGTGTCATACAACCGAGGGGGCAACGATATAATATTGAGGTCGGTAGGTATTTGAAACCTCTTGAACCACGTCTTATGAAGGCCATCGATAAGTTATGGGGCAGTAAGACAGCTATCAAGGGGTACACAGTCGAGAAGGTAGGACAGATTATGGCAGAAAAAGCATCCCGATTTAAGGAGCCTGTATTTGTTGGTCTTGATGCATCCCGGTTTGACCAGCATTGCTCCAAGGAAGCACTTCAATGGGAACACAGCATTTACAATAGCATCTTTAAGTGTCCTTTGTTAGCGGAAATGTTAACCTGGCAGCTCAGCAATCGAGGTACGGCGTACACCACTGATGGAAAAGTGAAGTACACCGTCGAAGGTTGCAGAATGTCCGGTGACATGAACACATCAATGGGCAACTATCTTATTATGAGTGCATTGTGTTACCAATTCTGTAAGGATGTTGGACTTGATGCAGAGCTTGCAAATTGTGGGGACGATTGCGTATTATTCCTAGAGACTGAAGATCTGGGAAAGTTATCTGCGCTACCCACATGGTTTTTAAAGATGGGTTACACAATGAAAGTGGAGGAACCTGTCTATGAGCTTGAGCAAGTTGAATTTTGCCAAATGCACCCTGTAAGAACCGCCAGAGGTTGGGTAATGGTCAGAAGGCCTGATACAGTTATGACTAAAGACTGTTGTGTGGTCCGAGGAGGCATGACGACATCGAAGTTGGGTGATTGGTTAGGAGCGCAAAGGGCGGGAGGTCTCAGCTTAGCTGGTGATGTCCCGATCCTTAGTGCCTTCTACCGATGTTTCCCAGCCAAGGAGTCAGATTGTGTCTCGGATTATGCTGCACCCCACAAGTTTCAGGCCGGACAGCAGTATGGCAGCATAACATCTGAGTGTCGGTATTCCTTCTGGCTCGCGTTTGGATTGACCCCTGATGAGCAGGAGGCCATGGAACGTGAGCTTGAGCAGTTTACCTTCACTACTCGGGTCGGGGAGGCACGCGGTCCAACCGCGAGCCTGCTCGACTACTGCTGCAGATAATTGACCATTATCAACAACAAGCTATTGATGAACACTTCACAATTTGGAAGGTACGTTTATAACACAGGAGGACTTTCTAAAGTTGCCAGAGTTAGTAAGAGTGTCTACGACGCGAGCGGAGCTATATCCACAGGAACTTTCATTGCTGGTGCGATAGCGCCTGAGGCTGCAATAGTTGGAACCGCGATTGGAGTTGGATACGGAGTTTATAAGATTGGTAGTAATCTGAAGTTATGGTGAAGAGTAACAAGACCGCCAATGCTACGACTGAGCGTAGACCCAGGGTGACGATAAAGCTACGGAGAGCACGGGCACCACCTGTCCGGCCTGTGGCGAAACCCACCCGGTCAACGATTCAGAATGCTAGCTTTGGGCCTGTGGCTACTATTGACACTGCTCCGGTGTCCATTGGTAACACAGTGCAGGGTGCCAAGCCTGTGGTGGTTCAAACCAAGAACGGATGTCGGGTCAAAGGGAGGGATTATTTCCTCACCGTCCCTGCCGTTGCTGCGATTGACACCACATGGTTATTTGTTGCGGGAGCACCAATAGCCCCAGCATGTATGGTGGCTAGCGCTATCAGATCCTTTGCTAATGCTTATTCACAGTATTCAATTAACAAAGTTGCGTTCCATTTCATTACAGCGGAGTCTACGGCCAATTCAGGTAACATTGTCTTATATGTTGCTAAGGATAGAGCCGGTCCTGGACTTAACACACTCTCAAGTAATTTCCTTCCCATAGTACTGAGTGATGAGCACAGTGTGATTGGACCGTTGTGGACCAATTGCACTGCGCACTTTGAACCGGTACCGGAATGGAGACCAACGGATGTGTTCAATGGAGAGGACCTCAGACACCAGGCAGTTGCTGAATTAATGGTGTATACCAAGTCAGCGGCCTTGCAAGCTCCCGGATATATACTCATTGATTATGACATTTCCTTTCGGGAGATGTCAGTCAATGTGAAGACGCTGGGTCTCCCAGTTAGCCGCATGAAGTACACTCAGGTCGCACTTACTGACAATGGAGCACGAACCGCATTAAATGTGGCAAGTTGCTTCATGAATTCTGGTTTATTGCTGGATGCTGTCACTATTAGTACAGCACCTACGGGCACTCTTCCTGGAGACATCTACAAGATTGTTATGAGCCTCGCCAACAATGGGTTAGGAGGTGTTGCCACTAATGCGGTCTATACCGTTTCAAATGTTAGTGGGAACACACCTTACACGTTAACTGAGGGGTTCACATGTTATGGTGTCGTGGCTTCCAATGGGGTGCAGCTGTACTTATTTGACTCCTTCATGTCAGCTATGGCTAAATCTACGAATGGTGAGTTGTTGTATGCAAGTACAATCACTTATAATTTGCAGATTCAAGCTCAGATGACGCTTGTGGGATCCATTAACTCAGCTGTTCTGCAATCCAATTTCTGATAGTAGCTTGTTGACAGGGGTAAGAAGCTGACCACTTCATGTCGATTGTCTCACTCGACGGTGCGTTAGATCTTTCTTCCCCTTTTCAAACCTCAACCCACACGGTGCACTTATCACACAAGTCAAAGCGACCAACTGTCAGCTTAGGACCACATTCATTCAGTGAAAAATGGAAAGTTCCGAAAGCTGGGTTTTACACCCCGTCAGATGTCAGATTTGTAGTCACGCCACATATCTCAGAGAATGCTGGAGTGATTGCAACGGTAAGGTTAATAGACACGTCAGACATGAGCCCGTCCCGAATCTTGTACAAGTCCCAGGAGTTCAACTTGGGGCATGGCTTGACGATGGAGGGCTCCCAGTTACCGTTCTGCCTACCGGTGGGGGAATATCCTATACAGTTCGAGGTCACGGTGTCACGGTCACAGTTTGCGGACACGCGAACGATGTTCTCAACATCGCTCGAGTGGCGCATGATGTGGTCACCCACCCCGTTATCGCGGGTGAAATCTGTCTTCGCAACAGCCCAGGTGCGTGTACTTGAGGCTGAACCTTCTTTCAAGCTTAAAACAATACCTAAGAACAAATCCAAGGGGCCTAGGGCCATAATGGCAAACACAGGAGTGTCAAAAACAGGAGTTGATGGTGGTGGTACGACTCTCGGTTTGGTCACCGAGAACTGCGTAGGACCATTGACAACTGCGGAGTACACGCTTCCGTGAATGCTTGATTGGTGTCCGGGTAGAGAGATCCACTTCCTTCGGGGAGGGGCTATAAGGATCTTTCTAGAATTTTACCTCGTTCTATCACCAG